ACGAAATCAGTAGTACCAGCCAGGACGGTGGTAGATTGGATACCAGTAGACATGAGAGTATTTCCTAGTTATGGAGATGTAATGGATTGTGGATTAGAGAACAGTCCAGTTCATGGTCGTGGAACTGGTCTTCTCAACCACAATAATCGAGTTGGAACTAGCAGGCGTCGTGGCGCGGCCAAGCAACGTAACTCCGGTACCAGCAGCCCAGGTAATAGCGAATGCATCCTGAATAGAGACAATCAGCAGGAAAGTGTCGCCAATGTCCATATCAGGTGCAGCAGCCAACATTAGCGCAGCGGTAGGAGTAGTAACAGTGCGACCAGCAGAAAGTGCCGAATAGTAAATAACACCACCGGCCATTTCAGCCACAGTGATGGTATGGTTAGCATCAGTAGTTTTACTGGTGATGGCGACATTGCCAATCAGGCCAGTACCGACAGACGATTTGCCAGGGATTTCTTGTCCACCGGCAGTGTATTGAACTCGCTTAAAAAGCATGATAAGATCCTAAAAGGTTGGGTAGATTAACCACGAGTATCGCTACTCATGTATGCATCCCAATCCACTCCTTGATCGCTAGTCTTGCCATCGGCAGATCCAGTAGCTTTAGGAGGAGAAATAAGGGCAGCCATAGCTTGCAGGTGATCTTTCGCCATCGACGTAAGTTCTGCAGGAGAGGCCTTAGGGAACTTTTGTGCCAATTGTTGAACCTGAGCATCAATCATCGGAGCAATTGCAGGATGCTTGAATGCAGGGTTATCATCAAAAACCTTATTACGGGCACCTTGGTTCTTGATGACAGTAGGTATTTCAGAGATGAATTGATCGCGAGCCTGAGCAACTGCCTGCTCCACAATTCGTGCAGTAGTCACTGCAGATTGGCCATAAACTTGCTGGCCGAAAGAATTGAAAGATTCGAGAAGAGCCTTAATTGCTTCGTCACCACCAGCAGCAACCTTTGCCAAAGTTTCCTGATTCAGGGCAGATGAGAAATCCACCTTACGGGCAGCTTCCATCAATTTAGCAGGATCGACAGATTGCGGTTGTTGCGGCGCATTTGGATCAGTTGCGACAGGTTGCCACAGGTCCTTATACTTATCCAAAGGGGATGCCGGTTCAGGACTCGGATCTACGCCACCAGGAGGAACTACGCCATTTGCATCAGTTCCAGGGGTTTGCGCAGTTGCAGAGGCAGCTGGATTATTGCGGCGCGGATCATTAGTGGGCGCAGGGACAGGTGCAGGAGCAGCCGGTGCAGGTGCTTGCTTTGCACCAAAGATTCGAGAGAATGCGTCAAAAGGAGAAGCCATGATTAGTTTCCAGTTGTTGATTAGTGAGGTTAAGCTTGTTGGTACAGTCGCTGCTTGAGCAAGTAACCTTCAAGCGGCCAAACATGTTGACGTGCATTCTCAAATGCGATTTTTTGGCCGATTTCCAAATCAAAATTCTCGACCGAAGCAGCAGCACTATAGCCAATAGTATTAAATCCGTTAACCAGTGTTAGACAACAAACAGTAACTGTCGTACCTGGAAATACATAAAATGCTTTACCCACAATTGCAGCATCAATATCTGCAGGGGTAAGACGTGGAGCATTGAGATTCTTGGCTTGAATCTCTTGTTCAATAGCTTGTTCAGAACGGGACATGATTAATTTCCTGAGGGGGTGCGTAGCACGGGTTAAAAGTTGTGATTAAACGGACCAGAATCTTGTTCTGGTGCTGCGATCTGCTTTGTGGCAGATTCTGACAAGTCCAGCAGATATCGAAGTGCGGCAATCTTTCCTTTAAGATCCGCCTCTTGCTGAACAAAACGATGGGGGTTAGTCATATCTAGTTCAAGATTTAATCTCTCCTGCGCGTAAGCTGCGATTTGATTTTGAATAACCTGCACATTAGCAGTAGTAAGTAGACAGCCTTGAATAGTTTCTTTATCAGTGAGTACCCAAGATTGAAAAGAATTGGATTGGTCAAGAACTGCCATTACTGAACTCCAGGTTGCGCAGACTGTTGAGAGTTAGCTGCCGCTGCAGTTCTAGGATCTTGCATTGCTGGATCATACCCGAATTGTTGCGGTAGCGGCATGGGGGTCGAAATCTCAACTCCTTTCTGCGCGGCCTGCATTGCTACTTGTTGCCATCCTGCCATTGCTTGTTCATATGCTTGTTGTTGAGGAGATTTCTCAAATGGTGCGAAATTAACTCCCTCAACCTTCATTAGATATGAAAACATGGGGCCAATGTTATAGGCACCTGCAAGTTGCGGAGAAGATCCAATAACCTGCATACCAATCTTCATTGCATCTGAAGAGATTACCTTATCTTTTGGCAGCAAGCCATCAGTGACCTTGAAATTTAAAACTGCTTGACGAAGAGCAATTGGATCAATGGTAACATTCTTTTGTTGAGATGGGGAATAAACAGTAGTTCCACCTTGGTATTGCAGATAGTTTAGCTTCAGAACTTCCTTCATTGGAGTAAAAACATCTGCTTCCGCAATCAATGCCGAGCGCTGATCTTTCGATGTGGCATTGGACATTGAATCTGCCCATTGGTCATTAGTCTTATTGCCTTTAACAAACTGACCTTGGCGAACAGGGTTCTGGCCGTTAAGGACATTACCGAAGTTAACAATCTGTTGAATCTCCTGCATTGCCACGCCAGCTTGATCGTCCCGGAAAGGAAACGGGTAAACGGCTTCGCCAACTGGCTTACCGTAGGCTGATGGACGAACAGGAATTTTAGCTGACGGAGAAGGGTTGTTGATATGCGCTTCTAAGACACGGGAAGGGTCATAGAGAACTCGATCAGTTACTGCACGACGACGAGAAGCAAGAATAGAATTCATTAGAGCAGATGCAGTCTGCTGAAATGGAATTGCATCCTCTGCTAGAGATTTCGATTGATATGCCAGACCTTCATCTGACGGCTGCCAGAAGAAAGTGGGAATCTTCTCATGAGCATTAGTTTGACGCTCAGCGTAGATTAGTACACTATGATTAATCCAGATCAATTTCCAGATTTGTGGTGTATTGGGGGCAGGAACACGAAGATCAAAATCTGAAGGAATGATACGAACATATTCAGTTGAAACTTCATACAGTCCGGTACCATTGATATTACCTTTACGGCCAGATGTAGTTAGTCCAGCCCAACCATTCCAGTCTTGAGTGTCGATACTAGTAGGATCAATTAAGGAAGAATAATTTAGCTGAGGAATAGTATAGGATGCGCCATAAGGCACATTAGATCCGAGAGACAGTAGATTTGGAGCATCAAATGCAGGACCAATGTTCGCAATGATTTTAACATCAAGTTTATTGATAAACGCTTTAAGTGCGGTACGAGTCAGCAGTTCTGTGTGCCCAACAAAATCTGCTTTATCAGGAATCTCCGACATTGCACAACGGCTGTCGAAATATGTATTATACGGATCCCAACGGGAAATTCGATTGCCTTGCCAGATAATTTCCTTGGGGCGCCCCTCTTTACCTAAGTTATAGCTTGGATCAGTTTCAAGGGCTGCAGTAACAATCTTGTCCCAGGTAATTTCTACAACGCCCCAATATTTGAATGCATCGAAAAAGAATTTGTTCAGTTGGGAGACCCAACCAGTGCGAATAGAATTCTCTTCAATCAATGCTTGCAGTTGCAATGCCTGATCAATGTATTCAGGACCAGAGACAACACCAAAGATTGGATAGTCAGTGAGAAATACAGAAATTTGATAGTCTACTGCAGCATTAATCTGCGGCTTGACCACCGGAACTACTACGTTCTGGATAGCATTCGAGTTGCCCTGAAGATTCTGATACTTAGCGCGCCACTGATCTAGCGTAAGATCCTCTTCTCTGAGATAGGCTAAGTCGATGCGGCGCATCTGTTCTTTCATATTCCACTGATTCTCTGACTGTGTAGCAGAGTATTTGTGGAATTGTAGGAGAGCTTCCTGAGTGGCTTTAGGTGGGATAAATGCTTGATTGGTGGCCATGGTGGGGGATACCCTAGTTGAGGTTACTTGTTTACCGCAGTGCGGCGTGGAGGAGGAAATGCAAACTGGTCATTACGATAGAAAGATGGAGGAAGTTTAGATTCTCCAGAATCTTTTAATCTAACTGTATCGTAAATCCAATCTTTTAGTTCACCTACTTGTTTGTCAGATAGCCGTAATTGTCCATCTTCGATGTGGGTAGTGGACGGCATATCGTAATCTTTAGGAACATCTTCAAGTTTACGAACAACATTGCCTTTAATATCTTTAGTTAACTCCGTAAAAAATTTTAATTCTCCAGGAGTTAATTTAATCGCCATTAGAGCCGCTTTCATTGCCCCTGAAGGTGATACAAAACCTCCAGCAACTTCAGACACAGAAGAGGGCTCTGTGGGCTGCCCTAATAGTTCTCTTAAGTGTGCTGATCCTCCGTATGGCTTATCTGATGCTATGCCTGGTAGTACAGCTTTAACAAGCATATTCATTATATCTACAGGAGCCCCTGCAAGATCTGTAGTGCTTCCCGCCAGTGATCCTCTGGCAAAGTCTACAATAGATTTACGAACCTGGTCAGCATCCATAAAACACCTTTAGAATGGGGAGGTTTCTAGTTCTGAGCGCACAGGAATCATATCAGTTTCCTGCGAATCTAGCACCAGGGATGACCTGATAAATTCACCGTAGAGTTCCAAGACCTTTGGTGCATATGTGTGCAGGTCAAGAACACCATCCA